ATTAAACAGTGCACCTGTTTTAACAGATCCAGGACAACAGACTCTAGATCAAAACACCACTATTCAGTTTGATATTTCGATAAGTGATGCTGATGGTGATACTATAACAATTATTGAAGATACTCCTGTTGCAAATGGTACGGTTACATCCACAGCATCAGCATCAGAATTAAGTGTAACATATACACCTACAGTGGGCCATTCCGGTGCAGATCAATGGATTATTAAAGGTCGCGACTCCAAGGGTGAAGAATCGCCGCTATTAACTATTAACTTTGTTATTGAAGCTGTTCCGTATTTTGAAATGGATGCATCATCATTTGGTAATGATCCAAACTCAATGTGTATTGCGCCTAGGCCCAGCATTTTTTATGGTGGAACAACGTATGCAAACAACGTAGATGAACTTGCTATTGGAGATTTTATTTATACTGATGAAAATTTAAATAATAAGGTTACTGGAACAAACGCGTCCTCACTTATTACTGTTTCTGATACTACTAAAACTAAAATATTAAATATAGGAGCTGGTGGTCAAATAACCAGCATGCAAGATTGTACAGATACTGGTGATTCTTCTTCTACCGGAGTTTATTACGCTACTAGTGAAAATGCGTTTTGTGACAACGATGTACAGTACATAAGCATATGGTATGATGGCGCTACTGCTGATGTTCCACTAGAGACTTTAGTGGCTAATAATACACCACTATTTATTAGTGAGTATTATTCAAGCTTATACAATGCAACAGCTGGTGAAACCATATCAGGTACCATAGCAAGTGGTATTTACGGAACTGCGGCATCTAATCCTGATGGCACTCTAGTTCAAACACCTGGACCAGGAGCGGGGTTTTATAAAAGATCTGCACTTGATACATGGGGAGAAATAACACTAGGTGATAAGCTATTTACATGTGATGAAGAAATTCCGCAAAGTATTTTTGCACTAGAAGTAAAATATTTACCAAACACAGTAGACCCTACATTAAATCAATTTTGTGCCGCCGAACAGTCTAGTCAACTAGTTGATGTTAGTCTTTTTTATAGTTTAAATACTGGTGATGATGCATATACAAGTGTTAAAGAATTGGCACGATCCAATAATGCTATATACAAATCTCAATTAGGTGCACAAACACAAGATCAATTAGATTTATTTGAATCTAATATATTCTCAGATACAACTTATAGTGGTGCTGTTGCATGGGACAATTCGGGTGATGGTAAAACATTAAATTGGTATGGTAACGATACTGATGGATTATTAACTATTGGTGGTAATATATCAGGTGTTGATTCTGGCTGGATATCATGTACAGTGTACAACAGTAGACCTGTCATTACTAACAGTGAGATAATATCTGCTCAACCTTCTGTAAATAGTGTGAATGCGTTTTATGCGTTTTATTCTTCTAACCCTGAGATTGAGGGACCAGAAGGCACCGGAGACAGTGAAGACTTATTTTGGCCAATATATGTAATAGATGGATTACATACATACAGTTCAGGAGACAGTGGTAGTCATATAAAAGATTTTATAGATACTTTATCGATAGGAAATATAATTGAGTCCAGTAACATCAATGTGTGTCTGACGTACGCAGCTAGAATAACAGCTGAAGACATGGATGATGCAATATTTTTACTAAAAAACGGCTTAAATTCTCAACAAAGACCAGTTGTTTCTAGTGGCATTGAACTAGGATTTAGTAGCGAGGAAATTGTTAATGTTTACGCGGCAAATGAAGATGCACAGTGTATTCTCGGTAATAGTGAAAATACATTACAATATACGTTTCCGTTTGTTGATGGTTATGATTCAATTAAAGCTGGTCCAAATTTTAATACAGAAACTAACTATAGATTAGACAATGTTGCCAAACCTTTATTAAGAACAAACCCTAAACTATCAGGTAATATTAAAATAGTTACAGATTCAGGTGGATCAGTATATCTTGAAAGTATAAATGCTAATGAAAAATTAGCTGGAACAAAATACAAGAAACAACCTATAAATCCAAATGGTAATTACGGTAAAGATGTTGCAACATTCTTTAAATCTACGGGAACACCATCTGATTTAATTTACTTAACAAAAAGAGTAAATTCAGATTTAACAGTACATGATTCTTATGATAAGCAAATAGAGGAGGAGTATCAGTATGGTACATCTTATAATTATTCTAAAAATTATGATGAGGACTATAAGATATTTGCACCTATGTGGGCAGATAATAATATGCCAAATAATTTTATAATATTTAAAGTTAAAGATCCTAGTGGAGTTGACGCTACGCATACTGGTAGTAGTAATTCTGATAGAATTGGAACTATGTTAAAGAATGCTGAAATAATTAAATCTTTTGATTTATCTAAAAAATCAAGCTTAGGTAAATACATCAGATCTCATGTTCAACAAGAAACTTTTCCTAAATCACCATTAACAGTATCTTTTAATAAAAATGAAACTACAAATTACAATGGTATTGATTTAAAATCCGGTGAGTTAACAAGTAAGGGTGAATATATTTATAAAGACTATGTAGAGACTGACAAGCCACTTATAGAGGCAAATGATTTTATAACGGATGGCTTCAAGAGAAATGACATGTTATGTGCTAATTTATTAAATTTAGAATTTTTATTTGATGATGATACTTCACAAGAGTATGATGTTAATAGGTATTTTGGACTTTATGTTGATACAATAGATTCAGGTGTAGGTGAGATTAATTCTATAAACAATAACAATGTTATTAAGTTTAGTAAAATTACTTCTTTAGTAGACCAATCTGACCCAATTACGGCAATTCCTAGTTACCGTCAAATGTCTACCTCACCCACATTAGGTTATGTAAAAATAAATGAAGTTTTTTATAAAATATCTAATACTGGTTTGTATGATCCTTCAAAACTGGAGGTCAAAGTAGACGATGTTAATAAAACAATAAAAGATACTATTGGTATTTCATATGTTGGTAGATCTGTTAATCTAACTAAAAACGAAGAACAAGGTTTTGATTTTGTTAAGATGTCTATTATAGATGTGCCTGATGGTGGTGATAAAATAGCTGTTTTAGAATCAAGAGAAGAGTCATATAAGTTTACGTTTATTAAACACACAGCGGGAGAGAGTATTAATATACAGATGGAAGATTCAAGGGGAACGTATGATCTGTTCAATGAAAGTGATCTAGGTTATTCGGGATCTCAAAATATTTATTTAACGTTAGGAAATACATTTGAATCAACTGTTTTTTCTATTGAATCACTTTTTAAACCAAACTCTCCGGAACTAAAGCTTTATCAGAATCAAAATATTATTGGCAACTACCATATTAGGTTTGATTATCAATCAAAGTCTATTACTATAACTGAAGTTAAAACAAACCTGGGCGATCTAAACATGATAGCGACTGGTGCTATTAGTTCTATAATAAGAGTAGATCAGTTACAACCAAATGTAAATATACAGAATAGAACATATATTTCTAATTATACATTACAAAAAGGAACTTACAGTGGAAAACAGTTTTCAAATCAAGGTACGTTTGGTGATATTGCATCTGCATTAGCTGCTACAATTCAAAACGATGACAGCAATTTAGAGGCATATAATATTGGACCTGAAATATGGGTAAAAACAAAAATGCCAGGCTATAGATTAAAGCAACAGGTTTTGTTGGTTAACAACAATAACGTAACTGACTTTATTAAAGTTGAAAACGAAGATTTAAACAACATATTAAAACTTAAAAGTGGAGATTGGTCTATATTAGAACAATGGAGAGCACATTATTTAAACGGAGGGAATACGCGCGGAAGATCTATATTTGTTGATAACACAACATTAAGTGAAATATCTATTGGTGATTATTTAGAAACTAACTATGCAGGTATTTACAATCAAGTTGTAGATATTGTTGAAGACATAACTGTTCCTAATTCTACTAAATCTAAAATAATACTAACTAGAGATTCTGATATTACCGAGGGAGAAACACGAGTATTTAACGAGAATGTAGTAAATATCGGTTTGTTTTCTGCATATGATGTGTACGACATGGACTTTGATTTTTATGATACGTCAAACTCAGAATTAAAAGAATTATCTTTAGAGACTAGAGAAAATATAAATTACGAACCTTATGAAAACGCTATACTAAATATTGATCCTATTACTTCGGAGTTTAATACTGTTTTAGGTGCTACGGATATATTTGATGATGATTATGGCTTAGAGCCAGTAAATTACTTTTCTAATTTATCTGGAATATTATCTGAAGAAACAATAGACGAAGAATTATCTGAAAATATTACAAGCGAGTTTGATAGATTAAAAGAAAACGAACTAAAAGAGTTTGCTATTAATTCTAGAATAGTTCCTAATATTAATAAGTGGGTTTTAAAAGATTCATTAAATGTTAAAGAACAACCATATTACTTAAATACTAGTGAAGCATTTGGTAGAACTAATTTTTCTCCAGACATAAGTGCGTCTGATCGTAACAAAGACGACATGACCCATGAATGGTTTTATATGGATAAAAAACCAAAATATTTAAAATATGATGAGTTAAACCAATGTTTTTCTTATATAAACTTTATAGAAGGATTTGAATTAACAACTGATCTTTTTAAAAGTACTAATAACGATTACTTTGATAAGTTTATGATCTCTGATGGATTTGAAAAGAATTTAAATCAAGAAGATATAACTTCAATATTTAAAGAGTTTGGTGAATACACTAGTGGATATTTAAATCCAGATGATGTTAACAACACATTCTTTAAAACTGAACTAAAGAAAAAGTACACTCTAATAGATGGCGGAGACACAAATGCATTCGCTAGTACAATATTTAAAGGTTTAAAAGTTGTATTAAAAAATAGAAAGGAATTTGCCAATAAAACAGCACTTGACTTTGTTAAAAGCAGTGAGTTTAATGGTTATAAATTCAGTATAATGTTAAAAACAAATACTGATGTTGAAACGAACGGTATTGATTTTGAGGTTATTCAAAACAAGAAGTTTAAATTTGTAATATTTTTTATAACGATAGATCTTAGTGATTATTGGTTAAAAGGTAATATGAATAGAAAAATGCTGTATGAATTAAATCATAAAATTGTATATGATCATGCTAATGAAGATTATATTTACGCAAATACTTCATTTGACGGCGCTATAAATTGGAATGGTAATGGGATTCAAAATTTCCACAACTTTAGTGGAAGCGGACCATTTGATATGGAAGGTATTCCTCATTTTGACGGAAGCGTACCTAACTTTGATGATCAAATTTTGCTGGGAGAGAACGGACTATATGGAGACATTTTAATGGACATTTATCCTGATACTCCAGGAAACAGTATTTATAAGTTTTCTATTTATAATGTTGAAGGAGATAACGTTATTAAAATACAAGGTAAGCCAGTAAATATAGACGATCCTAACGACATATTGGATGTAGAGTTTTTGCCTAATTATTTACAGGATAAAATAAAATATTATTACAAAGATGGTGGTACAAATATACACAAGGTTCTTTTAAATAAGATATCTATTAATAGTGTTACTGAAATGATTAACTTGAACGATGATAGTGTTAAGTATACCACTGTTGAAGAAGATGGAACAATAAACAGTAATAGGTTTACTATTAATTTTGAAGATGGAAATGAAATTGTAAAATATGCAACTCTTTCAGTAGAGGAAGATAATGATAAACCAAAAAGTTTTAAATTATTTAAAGGTATAATTGGTTACAATTTAATTAAATCTGATGATGCTGAATATTATCCATTTTTAATAAGACACAATGGTTCTTATACTGTAAGTTTTAAACCTGTTATAACGTTTACCGACATGTACACTCATTTTAAATCTAATAGAGTGCAATCTACCGCAGATCAAAGAGAGTCTCGGTTTGAGTCTTTCTTGTATAAGCACTCTTTGTCTAACTCATATGCTTTAAAAACAGCTAAGTCATATTATAATAGATATAATAGATGTGGTACAACATTTAATGTTGGACTTATAATTGATCGCGGAGTACATGATTCAAATTGGGGTATTATTAAAAATCATTTTTATCATAAGGTAAATGAAATTAATCCAAATGGAATAACAAAACTATCTGAGTCTTCAGACAAGTTACCACTATATCCTCGTATTAATGAAATTACAATTTCTAAAAAAGATGTAAATGTGTTTAGATCTTCATGGGATTCAAATTATTATACTAGAGCATTATCTGGTGGAAATTCTGAAGATATTCCAGGAACATTAGACAACACTGAAGAAAAATCATATTTTGGATCAACTGTAATGAAGATTGAAAATGAATATGACGTTACTTCTTTTACCTATGAAAATGTAAACAGCCAAGAGGATTTAGATTTTATTTTAAAGAATGATATAAATAAATCGGAAGTTATAATATTTGAGGACGAGGATCAAATAGTTGCAGATTTTTATATTACTGATGCTGCAATTAGAATGCTTAGAAATGATGGAGTACTTGCTAGAATTAACAGATACGTAAACGTTGAAGATTCTGTTGGAGATAAAACAACACTGGTTGACGATGCCGATTTTTATATAAACAAAAATATTATTCAAAAATTTGTAGTTGATTCAATATCATTATTTACTAGAAGTTTTAAAGGTAGAAGTTCTTCTATAACAAATATCGCTGAAGATATTAGAGCTGGAGGATTCTCACCAGATAATAATTTTAGATTTAAATCACATAAACAAAAGCCTATGAATTTTAGATTGATATATAATAAAAGATTAGGATATTCTTACGACATCAAACCTATGATAAAAATAAAGTCATAAAATGGCAATTAACATTCAAGAGATATTACACCCGAGTGATTCAGACTCCATAAAGTTTGGAAAGATCAACTATAATTTTGACCAAATATTGGCAAATGGAGGTGGACCAATTGGTCCTAAGGGTCAAAAAGGAAATCAAGGTCAAGTTGGCTCAACTGGTTCAAAGGGTGAAAAAGGTGACATTGGTGTTACTGGATCTAAAGGAGATTCTGGAGCAACTGATAGCCCATGGTATAAAGTTCAAATAGATGCTAACGGAGACGGGAATAATGAGATATCTATTCTAAAGCCCAAAAGAGGTTCAGATTTAAATCTACCAATTGTTTGGTTAGGAGATTCTACATTTACAGAGGATGTTGAAAACGGAGAAATAGGAACTAACGCAAGGCTAACTATAGCTAAAGATGCTACTTTTGAAAATTATTCAAAATTTCTTCACGATGAAAATCATAGTTTAGTTTTAACTAGTGATATTAGTGGAGCTTTTACTAGATATGTTTTGAAAAATGATTTTGGTAGTAATAATATAGAGTTTGCTGTAATGACAAACAAAATATCATTAACTTCTACTACTTCAGAACTGTATTTACAAGGTGCTAGTATTAACTTAAAAACCACAGGGTCTAACAATATTACTTTACAAACTGCGGGTACTGGATTCTTAGATGTGGATCTTGATGCTACTTTCAAAGGTTATTTAAGATTGCCTTATGGTGGAACTGGACAAAGACCAACTACACCACAAGTAGGGATGATAAGATTTAATAGCGATTTAGATGTTACTGAAGCATATTATCACAATAGTGGTTCACCAGAATGGAGAGAATTGTGTACAGATTGTGGCAGTGGAGTAGCTGATAGTATTGGAATTATAGGTGGAGATATTGATGCTAACATTGATGGATCACCGGCTGGAAGTACTATTAGTATTTCAGGTGGAGATATTGATGCTAATCTCGATGGATCACCAACTGGTGGATGGAATAGTCCATCGCCAACTTCAACAAGTTCAGGTTCAGGTTCAGGTATTGTTTCTCCAACTGCAACGCCAGTTCCAAATCCAACTGCAACACCAAGTTCAGGTTCAGGTTCAGGTATTGTTTCTCCAACTGCAACGCCAGTTCCAAATCCAACTGCAACGCCAAGTTCAGGTGGAGGTTCAGGTTCAGGTTCAGTTCCGGTATTAACGATCGGTTCAATAGGAATTGATTCAAATGACGCTGATAACGTTTTAGTGATGTTTAGTAGTTCTAATATTGGAACATGTAATGGTATTACTGTACAATATAGTACTTCGCCTACAGGTTCAGGTGGATGGACTCAAAACTCTGGAGCTTGTTCATTATCACCTAGAGTGATAGCAATAGGACAATCAACATACTGTGGTGACACTTATTATTTCAGAGCTATTCAATATGATTCAACACATGGAACGATTACTAGTAGCACGGTTTCCCATACATTCCCAGCATGCTCAAGCGGAGGCGGTGGTGGATTTGTACGGTAAAAATTTAAAAATTGATTAAAATAAAAACAAGATAAATATAAAAACATAAATACTAAAATGGCAGCAAACGATTACACAAGAACGGTCTCAATTACACCAGTAAGTACTGGTTATACTTGGGATACACCTCCAAGTTGGGTTACAATTACTCAGCAAGGTAGTACTAATGATTGGACAATCAGAATCTTAGCTAACGCTGGTGCGGCTAGAAGTGCAACACTTACAGTTAGACACAATAATACAACGACAGTTGATACTATTGATGTAACACAAGCGGGTAGTGCAGGAGCACCAACTGCAACGCCAGTTCCAGGTCCAACTGCAACACCAGAGCCATTTGGATCATATGATAGTATTAATAACACATTGAACCCAGTTCAAGAAGGTTATTCGGCAACATTTATAGTTAACACCACTAACATAGCAGTGGGTGTAATTCCAACTTACGAGTTAGTACCTGTATCTGGAACCTTTGTATCTGCAGATGTTGTAGGAGGAGCTTTAAGTGGTAATATGGGTGCTATTGATTCTAATGGTAAATCTACGATAACTATTACATTTGCACAAGATCAGACACTGGAAGGTACTGAGGAATACATATTTAGAGTTACAGGAGACAATTCTGGTCAATCTAATACAGGATTACCTCAATCACAAACTGGTAGACAAATTTTAGATACTTCAACTGGATCTCCTATATGGAACTCAGTTGTTCTCTTTGACATTAACGGTACTCAGAATACTAATGTACAAGGTATGAATGAAGGATTTCAGGACAATTATACCGCAGTACTTACTGGAGACAGTAGACCTATAGGAGAAACAATATACTGGCAAATGGATTTCACTAGTTACACTGGTATCTTAGGCCAATCAGCAGCAAGCGCTGCAGATTTTGTGAATACATCTGGCTCGTTTGTGATGGGAGTAACGGATGCGACACACAACCCTAATGGTGATTCAAACATGGGTGTTTTCAATATAATGGCAATAGCCGATGGCACAACTGAAGGTAAAGAAGGTTTTGGAGTAAACATTTATTCCGATGCTGGAATGACCACTCCGATAACATATCCTAACACCACTACTGTTAAGATAACAAATCATGGTATTAATGATACTTCACAGGGTTCAGGTGGAGGTTCAGGACTATCACCAACACCACTACCACCAACATCAACACCAACACCGACTTCAACGAGCGGCGGCGGAGGCGGCGGAGGAGGTTGTCACTTAGCTGGAGAAATAATAACTATGGCTAACGGCACCACTAAACTGATAGAAAACATACAGGTGGGTGATAACTTATTATCTATTGATTTTGACGGACTTGATGGAAATGATGACAGATCATGGTTAGGGTGGAAGAGAACACAAGAAACACTAGCTTCGGAATACACGAACACTGTTGTTACTAGCGTTAGAGTAGATGTGTTTAACAAATATTATAACATAAACAATGGATTACTTAAAATTACAGAAGAACATCCTGTTTTAGTAAAAGACAATTCTGGAGATATTTATTTCAAGCACACAAGAGACGTTGTTGCTTCTGATTGGCTATTGAATGAAAGTAATGAATGGATAGATATTACATCCATAGAATTAATAGAAACATCTGAATTCACAACATACGCATTGGATGTTGAAGAATCTGATGTATACTTTGCTAACACCGTACTGGTACACAACGTTGAGGTTGATCTAGAGGATGGAGATAAAGGATTTTCTGAAGAAGGCTTTGCTTAAATAATATAATTAGAGGAACAATATTTATAAACAAATGAAAGGCATTTTAAATAAAATTATAGGAAATAAGAACACCCTCACTTTTGTGTTGGGTGCTCTTTTTGTTTTATTATTTTTAAAACAATGTGATAGTATATCTTCTTTAAAACAGGATGTTAAATATGCAAAAGAAGATGCTGGTATTTCTTTGAATAATTTAAAGGCGTCTCAAGATAGTGTTACTGTGTTAAGAAACGATAACGGTGATCAATTGGCTCAAATAAGATCGTATAAGGTAGATTTATCTATTAAAGACAATAATCTTATTAAAATGACAAAGAGATATAAAAAAGCATTAGATTTAAACGATGACTTAAGTGATGTTAATTCTTTAATATCTGCTGAATTAGAAATTAAAGATAGTTTGTTAGCTGAGACAAGTGTAACACAAATAGATTCTACAACAGCTGAGGTTAAGTATGAATCATTTAAAGATTACGGGGATGGTAATAGCAGAAATTTGTTTGGAACATCTACTTTAAAATATGACTTTGGTCAATTTAGAGTATTAGATAGTAAATTTGAACTAACTCAGACTTTAAGTTTATTTGCTGCTATTGAAAATAAAGATGGAGCCGATATATTAAAATTAAGTACAAGTTATCCCGGAATTGAAATTAAAGATATTGAGAACATAAACCTAATTAACACGAGGTTAAATAGAAAATATGATAAAAAAGGCGGATGGTCAATCGGCGTCGGTTTTGGATATGGTATAAACTTAAATAATAATCAAGTAATTAGTACTGGACCTTCAATTGGCTTAGGCATATATTATTCACCTAAATGGTTGAGATTTTAAAATAAAATAAATAAATGGCACAATCATCAAGATATTATTATTTAGATTCTGATATTTTATTAGAATTTATTTACCACGATCAAGGTAATCCTTCTAAATATCAAATAGAAGTAGATGACAATGGTAGCGAGGTAAAATTCTTAGACACTGTAAAGGGTAATACTACACAAAAGAGACACTTAATTAATGAATTAGGAAGCGCGGTTGTAAACTTTGACGTAACCGAAGTTTCTGGATACTTATCTGTAGAAAACTTTGCATCAAGAACGTTGCTTTTACAAAACGGGAAAACTTATAAATTTAATTTAAGCCAATTAACTAATGCAAGTTTATTTGCAATTAGTGGATCTTTAGGAATATACTCTTATTCTGACGTGACTAAGATTGCTCAGTTTACACCAACACAAAATGGACTAGTTGATTATTCATATGAAGGTTTAATTGGAGGTAAAATAATAGTTGATACTAGGGCTAATCCATTATTTGCTAACCCTGACGAAAATACAGGTAATGATATTAATCAAACTATTGGAAGATATCATGCTGTAAACACAGATAACACTAACACAAAATACGCTCTTTTAGGATATGATTCAACTGGAGATTATGACATGTTTAATTATGTTAATAATAATGTTGAATGGCTGGGTGGAAACGAAACTGATCTTTTAAATAATCAAACTAACGCAACTGACAATATTAATTTTATTAAATATGACAGTATTAGATTACACCTTAGAAGTGGATATAGCTTTGCAGCTAGAGATTACGAAGGGTTTTTGTTTGAAATAGCAACTAAAAGAAATTCAGGTGTTAGAAATAATTTAACACAATTAGTATATTTAAATACCAGTAATTATGAATACGCTAATCCTAAACCATTTATTTTAGGAGAAACTCTTTATAGTAAATTTATAGATCTTAAAGTTCCTACGCTTGTAGATCAGAACGAAGAATTTAATGATTTATTTTATGGTGACGGTACAGTTGGCTCTAGTGATTTAGATCCTACTTCTAATTATGAAATGTCGTTTAAATTAATAGATCAATTACAGACTATTAATGGATTTGATTATTTTATTACGGGTGAAGAAAATAGTTTTACTATTTCTAGAGAAGATGAATTTCAAGATTTTACAGTTGTAGTAGAAGATGCAACAGACGGTGATTACTTTAAAATATATGGAGAAAAAGATAATTCTATAGGTGCATTCGAAGCATATATATTAAATCAAATAACTACAACGTCTGATGATATAATTGTAATGTTTGATGTTGATATATTTGAAACTATAGGAAGTGTTGATATTAAAACGTTTCAAACGTCATATACACAATATGAAGATTTCAATACGCCAATAGTTTTTAGACCTGTTATAATTAACAGTGCCACAGCTTCTAGTTTTTCTATAGATATAACTATGAGAATATGGAACCAAACTGACAATACACAGATTGTGAAGAGAGCTAGTTTAACTTTATCTCAAGCTGCTAAATATGGTAAGAAATTAAATAAGTTAAAAATTAATTCTCCAAACCAATTAACAGAAGTTTATAATGTTTTACCAGAATTATCTTCTAATAAAATAATTGCAGGTATATTTACAGATAATCTACCAAAAAGTATAAAATATGTTCCTACATTTATAGAAAGACATAATGTTATTGCTTCTAAATCAAGAGTAGTATTTGATACTTCTAACGAAAATATAATGACTCAAAACATCACAGAAGTAGATACTTCAGATTTTGTGAATGAAAATAAATTGGTTATTGATATACCTCCTTTTACTTCATATTACAAGTTTGTGATTGCTAAAAAGAAAGCTGATGATGTAGAATTTGTATCTTTTACAAATGCAGAAAATGTAATAATGACATTTGGAGATGGTAAACAAAAATTAAAATTCAATCACATATCTAATAAGGACATAGATATGGGAGAGGGCGAAGTCTTATTTAAAATAAGTGAGGCAAATGCCAATACTATTAGAGGTATGAAAAACACTAAATTTTATATTAGTGTTAATAATGGTGTAGATGAGAATATGATAATGTCCGGTAAATTTAAAGTATAACTATATAATGATCTTAAACAGTAGAAATAATTCATTTGACTTTAGGTTTCCTAGAAAGTTTATTCCGGAGGAAGTTGCAGCAAAGTATAAAAAATATCTTAACAATGTTCCTGGTAGTTTGTTATCAGAACCAGTTGACTATGTTAATTATAGTATTCAAGGTATTAATATGCCAGGTGTTTCTTTTGAGCCATTGACACAAGAAGATAATGATGGTTCGGTGAGATATCACAGGGGTGCAATACCTATACAAAATACTATTAATAGGGAATTTACAGTTACCATGCAACTACTGGATGGGTATATTAATTACTGGATCATGATGGACACTTTATTGTGGTATTATGCTAGATCAACAAAACAATCACACATTGAACCATTGGCACTAAAAATATTAGATGCTGAAGGTGCTTCAGTTACATATATGGAATTTACAGATTGCATTATGAACTCTATTAATGAATTAAATTTAAATTTTGCAGAAAACGTTGCGTCTTTTCAAACATTTGAAGTTACGTTTTTTTATAACAAATTAAACCTAAGATTAGAGTTAGAATAAACAAAGATATATAGAATATGAAAACATTTAATACATACTTAATCGAAAACTCTGTCAATAAACAGGATTTACAACTTATCAATGAAGGACTTCAAGAAACTTGGACTCCAGAATTAGAAGAGAAAATAGATGCAGCTCTAGAATCATTTGCTTCAGAGTATCAAAATGAAGATGGATCATATAATATTGAAAGACTTAATGAGGAAATGACTAACGAAGGTTTCTTTGGTTCTATTATTGGTGGTCTTACTGGTTTTGCTTTAGGAAAATCTGTTGGTAAAATGATTGCAAAAGTATTAGGTATACAAAAGGGTATATTTTATGATTTATTAACTTCTAGATTAGTAGGTGCCGCTTTAGGTGCTACTCTAGGTAAAAGATTATAAATGAATTACTTAGCAGTAGATTTTTCTTTAAATTCTCCAGGTTTATGTATATTTAATGATAAGAAAAAGAGTTATCATTTTATTAGTTATATAAAACCAAAAACAGGTACTAAAGCAGAACAAAGACTTCAAGAAGAATTATCTTTATTAGAAGATGTTACTTTAGTTTATCAACCTGATTTTACAAACAATGAATCTTTCTCAAGTGCTGAACTTCTAAAGGTAAAGAGATATGATAAAATGGCTGATGATATTATTAATTTAGTATTACAAAATTCTTTCGAAGGTGATGGATTTACTATAGCATTCGAAGGTACTTCTTATGGTTCTAAAATGGGAACTAACAATATGATTGACATGGCTGCAGGTGCCGCTATCCTAAAACTTAAACTTTTAAAGACTTTAAACCCTGAAGATCTGTTAACTGTTGCACCTACTACAATTAAGAAGTTTGCTGGTAAAGGTAACATGAATAAACTACAATTATTTGATGCTTACCAAAAAAATGTGAACGAAGACCAAATCTTGGCTAAAAGCCCTTTGTGGAAAATAGTTAAAGACCTTGAAATTGGGAAGAAGATCCCGAAGCCTCTTGATGACTTAGTTGACGCTTATTTTCTCGCCGCATACGTTTCAAACCTCCAAGCCTAATCTAACTTCTAGCTTAACTAACATTTGTTATATGCACCTAGCTAAAAACTGTTTCATTTTATTTAAAAAAAAAATAAATTAATCTCCCAATGAAACAAATTAGAACTTAGATATATAATAAGTATACTTAATAATATTAAAAGAATTAGTAATTATGTTATGTACAGCTGAACTCATTCATCTCAATAAAGCCCTCATAAAAATGGTACGAGAAGATAGACTAACGACAATTGATCGCGAAGATCTACTCCGTAAAGCAGGACTAGTTAAGTTAGAGGATGGAAGATGGAGAGAATCAGCAGAAACAATAATAGAGTTACAAAATTCTTGAAACTTTTTTAAGGATACATTTATAAGGAAACGAAAGAACATTAAAGTAATTTCAAGGTAAACAATTAATAATTAACAAACTAAACAATTTAAAGGTATGAGTGATTCATTTGACATTTTTAACTTGGGCGTGGAAGACGTAGAAACCCACCAAGTACAAACAAGTAGTTCTACTAACGAGATCTACAAACCAACAGCAGACGATGGTAAAGACGGAACCTACAAAGCATTAATACGTTTTGTACCAAATCCAGAAAACCCTCGTAATTCCCTAATCCAAAAATACGTACACTGGTTAACAAACTCTAGTGGCGATGGAAAATTAGTAGATTCTCCAGCAACAATCGGAGAAAAATGCCCCATTGCAGATGTATTTTGGAAGTTGCGTAAATCAGATTCAGCTGTAGATAGAAAATCTTCAGACAAACTGAAAAGACGCCAACAATACTATTCTTTAGTAAAGATCGTAAAAGATCCACAGAATCCAGAATTAGAAGGTACTTACAAAGTATTTAAATTTGGATATAAAATTAAAGAAAAGATAGACGCAGAATTAAAGCCAAACTTTGGTGAACCAACACAAGTATTCGATTTATTCGAAGGTAAAAACTTTGAGTTAGTTATCACTAGACAAGGTGAATATAATAACTACGATACATCTAAATTTTCTTCTAGTAAGTCAGCTATTATTATGGGCGATGCTCCGGCAGAACGTAGTAAAGAAACTATGACTTCTATCAAAGAAGAATTAGAAGCAGCTCCTTCATTAAAAGGATATGATTATCAAGCATGGGACGAAGATACAAGATCATTTGTAAATGATGTATTAAGAATGTATCTAAATCCAGGAGATTCAATTGCATCAATGACGTCAAGCGTTCCTAAGCAGGCAACTAAAACTGCAACAGCAGTAGCAGAAAAACCAGCTAAAGCAGCGACTACGACAACAGCAGCGGTATCAACAGATGATGATCTAGATTCTTTCTTGAATGACCTCGACATCTAAGAACAATATAGAACTTACTGAAGAGTTAAAGGATAAAATAAGATATGCGCTTAAACAAGTAGTATCTCAAATACATTCTACTCCTAATAAGAAACTACTAAAGGACATGCATGGGCGAATAACCTGTGCATGTCCCTATTGTGGTGATTCTCACTCGGACGATACCAAGAAAAGAGGTAATATATTTTGGGATACATTACAATATCACTGTTATAATTGTAGTTATCATACAAATCTATATTCTTTTCTAAAAGATCATGATGTTAAAATGGATACGTCTGATGATTCTTTCATGGTCATAGATTACATTAAACAAAACAAAATACAGGTAAACCCAGAGTCTGTATTAAAGCACCAAGCACTTGAACAAATACATAACTTAGGAATTGATGTTGAAGAATTCAAGAAACATTTTAGGGCTAAGGTAATAGAACCCGGTGATTGGATTTGGTTTCAATTAAAAGACAGACTGTTACATAATAGATCTGAAGAATTCTTATATTCAGACAAAGAATTTCGTTTATGGATTCTTAACTATAGTACAGATGGCAAAATTATAGGTGCACAAACACGTAGAATGAAAGGATATGGTCAAAGATATCTAACATATGATCTGCCAAAACTATATGAAGAAATGGGTAAGCCATTAGACATGACCAATGAAGAATTAAACACACTTACAAAAATATCTACTCTTTTTGGAATTATGCAATTGAACTTTCAAAGACCAATTACAATGTTCGAAGGACCATTAGATTCTATGTTTATGAATAATTCTTTAGCATTAGCCACTGCAGGTAGATCTACCGATGATTTTGATGAGATACCTACCGTGAGATATATGTTCGACAACGACGCAACTGGTAAAAAGAAAATGGCAGAGAAACTCAAGAGAGGTCGTCCTGTTTTTATGTGGACTAAATTTCTTAAAGAAAATAAGTTAGATACATATAATATTAAGGATCTAAATGATTTAATATTGAAGTGCTTTGAGCTTAAAATCGATGCTCATAAAAAGATCGATAATTATTTCACTTCTAATCAATTAGATTTATGGTATGTATAGAAACTATTAGTAATATGGTCGAAGATAATTTTGACGAATTTCAAAGGGACAGTGACAGATTTAAAGGTATGAAACTATTAATAGATTTCAAGCCATTAGATCTTAGTGTAGATTCCCCAGATATGGAAATGCCAAAGCCTAAATTTAAAAAGCGACAAATAACCTCAAAGTTTATTAAACCTAACCCTAACAAGAAATCACTATTTTAATATGACTAAAGAACAAATATTAGCGTTGGACAAAAAGTTAAGTGGCCAAAGAACTGAATGGACTAATACCATTAAGGCATTAGCACAGAGTTTGAGGAATTTAAACTTAATGGAAGAAACTATCGCAGAAACACTATCTTCGCGTCAAACACTTGTTGAACAGATGTCATATTTCAACATGAAAGTAAAAGAACAAAAAGTTAAAGTAGCTATAAGATATAGAGAAGCATATATCAGATACTACGAATACGATTACAAACTTGGTGAAAAACAAAAAGAAAGATTTATAGAAACTGATTTAGCTGATGAAAACATGATATTGTCTCATTTAGAAAATCAAGTAGAATTCTTTAAAGACTCGGTAAAAACCCTAGATAATATGGGATTTGCCATTCGTAATAGACTTGCATTAAAAGATCTATAATGAAAAATAAAAATGCTCTAACGATGTGGAGCTTAGTTTAACTGAAAACAAACAGTTGCTACGTATTGATATAGCAACTGAATTAGAATTAGAACAACTCAACATTTCTTTAAATAGAAGGATTGAGTCGTGGCGATTCAACCCCTTAGTTAAGAAGGGATTATGGGATGGATACATTTCATACATAAAAGACGATAAGTGGATTCCTTCTGGTTTGTGGAGAGAAGTCATGCATATATGTAAAGAATATAAGTTTGAGTTTAAGCTTAATGGTATTACTAGTATTTTTGATACCAATATAAATGAAGAAAAATTCACAGAATGGGCTTTAGCTTTTTTTGAAAAGTCAGAGATAACTCCAAGAGATTATCAAATTGAAGCAGCATTCAATATTTTAAAATTTAAAAGATGTCTAAGTGAATTAGCAACATCTGCTGGTAAAACATTAATATCATTTTTAACCGTAGCATATTTACTGGAACAACAAAAGGCAAAAAAGATTTTATTTATTGTTCCTAATGTTTCATTAGTCTTACAAGCAAGTGAAGATTTTCTGGACTACAATTATAGAAATGCGGTAGACATTAAAGTACAACAAATATATTCAGGACAAAAGATTAGACCCGGCAGAAATGTAGTAATAGGGACATATCAGTCACTTGTTAAAAAGAACAAAGAATATTTCTCAGATTTTGATGCAGTTATTGTAGATGAAACACATAAAGCAAAATCGGCATCAATCAAAACAATTTTACAAAAGTGTGTTAATGCAGGTTACAAATATGGTTTATCAGGAACTATTCCAAAAGAGGGCAGTTTAGATAGATTAACATTAATGGCATATACTGGTCCATTAATTACAGAAGTAAGTGCAAATTACCTACAAAACGAAGGACATATAGCAGGGTGTAAGGTAAAAATAATTAAAATGGATTATGCGCCTCAATCTACAAAAGATGCATTTAGAGAAATGTCACAAAATAGATATGAAAGCAAAGATGTTTTTAAATTTGAACAGAATTATGTGATCAATTCACCAGGACGTCTTAACTTTGTGACAAGTATTATTTCAAAGGTTCGTGGCAATGGTTTAGTTCTTTTTCATAGGATAGAACATGGTAAAAAAATATATGAAAAACTCAGACAAGAGAGCAATAAAACAGTTTATTATGTTGATGGTGGAATTGATAAAGATATTAGAGAAGAACACAAAAAGAAAATGGAAGCAGGAGAAGAGGTCGTCATCGTCGCTTCATATGGTACATTCTCAACTGGTATATCAATCAAAAAAATACACAACATATTCTTCACAGAATCATTTAAATCAGAGGTAATTATTAGACAATCTATTGGTCGTGGATTGAGACAACATAGTTCTAAAGACTCTGTTAATATTATTGATTTCGTAGATGATTTAAGCTCACCTGACTGGGATAACTATCTTATAAGACATTCTAAGGAGCGTCAAAGAATCTACAGAGAACAGAAGTTTAAGTACGATATAAAAAATGTAGATTTTGAAGGAGATATATAATAAAATAATAACATACAAAAAAACAACTACACTATGTATAAATTAAAATCGTTTGATCAGTTTTCTACTGAATCACACATCAATAGATCTAGAAAAGTAGAAGAAGAAAAATCTGTTAAAAGAACTAGCGAAGCTGATTTGTTTAAAAACCTATTATCAGAGTTTAAAGTTACTTCTATAAAAGAATTAACAGAGGATCAAAGAATAGAGTTTTTTACTAAATTAAAAGGCGCTGAAGTCAACGAATCAATTGTTCTTCTAGAAGAAGGTACTCGTGGTCAAGTTGGTAAAATAGACAAAAAAGGAAATATCACTTCAGTATACATTCACTATGATGCATATCCTGAAAATGTACTACCTATTCTAAGAACATCATTTAAAGACGGTAAGAACGTCGATTTTCTTCTTAAAAAAGGAGATTCTTCAGGTTTAGAAAGAGATGTAAAGAGCATAAACTTTTATGGAGGTAAATTTACTCCAACTAAAGGCTCTATTGCTAACATATCAAAGTATTTAAAAGATGCTGCTAACGACGGAGGTGCAGAATTTGCATATTTATGGGATGAAGCTAATAAAGAGTGGCTGATGGCAGATATTTACGGCAAAGGTTATGATGAGGTATACCCAGCATTTGAGTCTGCAAGTACTTTTATAAACGAAGCTATCTCAGTACAATACAAGAGAGATGCAAAAAAAGTTTTGACAGTATACAAAAACTTATTCACTAAAAAGTTAACAGATTTCGGAGCAATGGATAAAGTAGGTACATTAGGTTGTATTAGATATCTTTTTGAAGCAGCGATGACGGATGCTAATTTCCATAGAGAAGTAGTTATATCTAAAAATATTAAAGGTAGAATTGGTTCATTTGAATTAAAAATACCGGGCCTAGGCAATCATTTTTTAAAAATAGGAGCGACTACAACTAAAGGTATATTAGACAAATACTACTCAGATCTTGCAAACGCATCTGGATGGTCAGGTATTGGTATTGTTGAAGGTACTGCTTTATATTTAGAAAGTATTAAAGAAGAAGCTTCTGGCCAAGCATTATTGAACGCTTTTAATATGTTTGAATCAGTAAGCGTCACTGAAGGAGATATGATAAATGAGGCAAAATCTATAAAAGTAGGTGGTGTTGGATATGATTATTTAGATTCAACAATAGAAATCGTAGAGGTTGGTAATTTTAAGAAAATATCTAAATCTTTTAAGAAAGAAACTGGAGATGATCCTAGTGATTACGGATATGAAGAAACTCAAAAGGGCGATTACTATCTAGGTAAAATTTTAGACAGCGAAGAAGGTAACGTTGGAGATTTTGCAATTTATCCAGTAAAATATGATCATTCGACATATTGGGGACTTTCAGAAGGGACAGTTTCTGATGAAGCTACTAAATTAGAAGAGCGCAATGCATTTCTAGGAGCAAGAGCTAAGGCAATTGAAGAAGATTTAGAAGAATTTGAATTTAACGGTAAAACTTACCCAGTAACAATTAATGAATCAACTGTTTTTGACTCTGTCAAATGTTCTAACAAAAAAGGACATTCATGGAAACAAGTCGATAAAGATGGAACAGTAGAATGTGAACATTGCGGTTTAAGAAATTCATTATCAGAAGAGGTAGTTACTGAAG